AGTTTTCTCAATTGGCCTAACTGGTAAAACAGGAGGAAGCTCAGGATAACTAGTGTTACGAATAAAATATTTCTGTAAAAAGACAAGACCATTACCACAAACAGTCCCATCTCGACGTAACACTGAGAAGAAAGAACGAAGAGTCCTCATCTTTCGAATAACCATACCAAAGTAAAGCTTAACAAACGAAGCAAACCCTCTCTCATTAATAAATTCATGAATGGTTTCATGAACACCTAAATCGTGGTCATCACCATATATAGTAATAACAAGCCTACCATCTTTTAAATATATGACAACAACACGACGAAGCTTAGGATGTTTTTGCAATACGTCCTCAACATAAAGAAAAAATAATAATAAAACAATCCAAGAATCACCATGAGAAGTATCAAACGCTCCCGAAGGCATCCCACCATAAACTATCCTCCATATGTCTCCATACAAATTAGTATACTTAACGCTCAACCTCTTAGCACAAAATTCGGATAGTGCCTCGAACACTTTCTTGTGAGATAAAGTATGACGAGAAGGAAATCTCATATAACGACGATTTCCAGCCATATATAGAGTAAGAAGAGCTCTATTAATAGTTCTATCAAGGCCAGAAAAATCGCCATCCTCATAAATCATGCCTGGATCAGTATACCTGAACTGTTCAGCAAAAAGCTGGGCACCACCATACCACCAAGTCATACCAATGCGAATAGCGCGCCCTCTTTCTAACAAGTGCCTAGCTTTCGCAATAATAGCACATGCACCTGTGATTACATAACTAAGCAGATAAAAAAAACGAATCTTTATACAAGCATCATCTTGCTCTGCTTTCTTATCTGGACCAAAAGCGGCATAAACTGCTTGTTTCTCCTGCTTAACTACCATATAGCTATGTATATCTGGATGGTCAACACTATCAGCTCTACCTTCAAAAATAGCTTGACCAATTTTAAATATTTCGTTAACGGCATAAGGATACTGTTCTATCTTTTTACCTATGCCACCATAATGATGTGTAGCATTACCATCGTCAACTGAAAATTTAGGACAAGCACGAAAACCAGAGGCAGTCTCACCGTAAGGAATAAGATGCTCTACTAACTCCCTCCCCCAAGCCCACTCAACAGAGCCCTTATATTTATTAACATCCATATAAGAATACATCATATCTAGAGCCGAAGTAAGACACCGATTTAGCATCTTCTCCGCCTCATCTGAAAGATCACGAGTTGGTTGATCATTCTTTTGGATGTTGACTGGAATTTTCTCAAATAAATTAGTCTGAGTAACAGAAATATACCTGCCATTCTTGTCTCCTGTAAAACATCGATTGTACCAAGACATATCAATGAGCATACGATTACGTAATGGAAGAAGACCACGATTGGGATCAGTAATGTCCCAAGGCAACCCTCCCATATAAGGAGTATCTTTCCACACACATCTATAGAAGAAATCATAATCTAAATTTAATCCAAGAACAGTATTAGCATAATAAACATCCCATGCTCGATAAAAACGGTAAATAGTAGGAGGAACGTCAGGCAATAGTGCGTCACGTGGTAAAGTTGTATGTGGAAGCATTTTAGGGATAGGAGTCTGATTTTGAGCAGAGGAATTAGAAATTAACACGGAACATAACTGAGACTTCTCTTCCAATCGTAACACTCGAGACGTATTGGTAGAATATAAATATAAGTTGTTCATCCTAAGTAAACCCTCCTTAACCATAGAAGAAGAAGGCTTAAGGTAATTTCCTTGACGACGACTAATATGTATACGTTGATTGGCAAAAGTACCTCTAAGCATAGTAATGGATAGATCACAAACACAATTATGCTTCTTATTAAAGTGCTCATGATCTTCTAATTTCTCTCGACCGTGATGCCAGCAGAATCCTAACATCTTAAATAACCGCTGCTGTTTAGTAAATCGTCGAACTATTCGATGCAAGAAGAGAGCTTGTTTCCTCTCCGCCTTGAACAATCTGGAAATATGTTGAATCTCCAGGAATGCAAATGAAAAAAAAATAAACGATTACACAGCAGCGACCCACTGTATA